TTACATACCTTCAAACTCTTGAGCCACACGATGGTGACGTCCAACCTGAACATTTGGTTATGCCTTCTGAGGCAGCCAAGAGTTCCGTCCCCACCGTCCCTTTAAACCACCAACCGCAGGTAAAATTTACCCCAAGTGTCGCTCCTGCGCAACCTCCGTCCTTGGTGACGAAGGGCGGCAAGTCTTCTCTCTCCACTACCCTGGGGGTAGCTTCGACTACTCTGAATGTGAGCCAGAGGTCCTTGAACCTAACGGTGCTGGCCTCCGATTCGTCGGATATGCCTACGGCCTCTGCCCAAAGAAGCTCAAACATTCAAAGCAAATCGCAGCCCTCTTCCCCGAAGTTGACGACGAACTCAAGCAATTCGGCTCGGCACCCGACGGCCCAGAAACCGTCGTTGAGTCCCTCGCAGCCCACCTTGCCAGAGTCCGGCCCGTTGACCTTAGTGGTAGAAAAGAAGAAATCGAGGAAGCGTTCAAAACGCTCTCGCTCGAATTTGCCCCCTTCCCAGCCCCAAGGGTTTCAAGCACCGACAGCTCCGACAACAGTGCCCTCCGCTCTGTTATCGAGCAAGCCTTCAGTGCCTGCAAGTCCTCCAGCACTCCTGGAGCTCCAATCACATTCACGTACGGTTCAAACGGTGAATTTGGCGACAATCCGGAGAATCTTGACTGGCTCGTTCGTAACTGCTCTGAGCTACTTGTCAGAATTCGTTCTGTTGATTGGGAAAACGCCACTTTTACTCCAATGGACCTCGTTAAGCTTGGGTTCTCCGACCCCGTGCGCATCTTCAAGAAAGGTGAGCCACACTCAATTGAGAAGCTTAACGCGCGCCGAGTGCGAGACATTGCTTCCGTGTCAATTAGGACCCAAGTCCTTGATCGTGCCTACTTCAGCGGATTATGTGATCAAGACATTCTCAACTGGAGGAGTCACCCTAACAAACCAGGAATTGGGTTCTCGCCAGAGAAAGTTCGCGAATTTTTCGCGGACTCACAATCCTACTTCACGGAAGAAGTTATCTCCACCGACTGTTCGCAATTCGATTTCTCCGTCCCCGAGCTCTTCATGCGTGCTGAGGCACTGTTCGTCAGTGAACGGTGCTTCGGCTCTGCAAAGGCTTGTCGGGATATGCGAAACTATGCACTTTACAAAGCGTATATTACTACCCACC